ATATAAAATATTTTTATTTTTTCTTGATTTATTGTTATATGGATTTATAAATTCTCTTTTTTTTGTCTTTTGTTTTTTTGTTTTTGTTTTTTTATTTTTCTTTTCTTGTTTTTTTATTTCTTTATTTGTTTTGATATCATCAGGCCTATAATTTAAAAACCACTCTTCAAATAATTTTTTATCTTTACTAAGTTTTAATTCTTTATATTTTTCTGCTTTTTCAGCTTTCATTTCTTCTACAGATTCTTGATGACCATAACACGATATGCTAAATCGTTTTAATAAACCTTTTTGTGCTAATCTATTTTTTTGTTGTACATCAAATAAAAATTTTGACATACATAAAATTCTATCAATAAATTGATTGTAATATGGTTTATTTGCGTATAAAAATGCTAAATAAAAACTTAACATAGTATCTATTGTTGCTACTTTTACTTTTTTGCCATTCATAATATAAATATTATAACTATGACAACCAATAGGTTTATAAATAAATAAAATAGAATCCTTTCCAACTTTAACTTCATAATGTTCTGGAACAATTTCTCCAACAGCTGACTGTTTAATAATTTTTACGTTTTTTATTCCATTATCATCTAATCGCTCTTTTATAACTTCAGCAGTTGTCTCGGGATTATTTGATAATACATCAAAATCAGCTATATTCTCTATTTTTTTTCTTAAATTTTTAGGCATATATTGAGAATATAGCGTATTTGCAAACCCACCAAAAAAAACAACTCCTTGATTTATTAGTGTATTTTTAACTGTCTCATAAATTTTATCTTCGTTTTCTCTATTTTCCATTTCGCGTTGAAAATCTATATCATTACAGTTTATATCAGTAATAGGATAATTTTTATTTAGAAGAGTTAATCTTTTCAATACTTTTTCCCATCGACTTATATCTCCAGCAGGTCTTGATAATTCCAAATACATTGACATCCTTAAAAAATTAGGAGGAGCATATAAAATACCTCCCACACTTATAGCATCTTTTTTAAGTGCAGAAAATATTTCTTTTGGTAAATATGTAATGTCAGCTACTGCCATATAATTAACAAAAACTTTATAAGTTCCATGATGTTGACCTGATTTTGCCTCAACATCAATAAAACCTTTTTTATAATAAATGTTAGCTAATTCTTTTGCATCTTCTAAAGCGTTTTGAGAAAAAAAATCATAATCGGGAATTTCGACATCTTTATTATAAAATTTATCTTCTTCAGGAAGAATATTATTTATTGCTGTTCCACCATAACAAATTTCCTTTTTTCTCTTAATAAATTCTTCAACAATATCAATGATTTTTTGAACATCAGCTGAATTTACAACACGTTTACCCATTTTTTCTTCAGCTTGATCCACAGCCATACGTAAAATTGCTAATTCACAATCTGCAAATGATAAATCTTTACATAAATTTTTATCTTTTGGCATTCTTATATTATTTAATTAAAATAAAATTAATTAATATATAAAATAGTTATATTGTTATTTTTTTATAAATAACTTTTTACACCATTATTTATAAATTATTTATAAAATTTCTTTTTTGGATAAATAGTTTTACATCCATTACATTGACATTGAGTTTCATTTATAATATGAAATCTTCCCGCTAAATTAGGCAATTTATTTTTTGATGACATACAAACAGGACAATTATAATTAACCGCCTCCATAATATTAGCTGAAGTTGTATTTCCCATAATATATATATATTATTATAAACTTTTTAAATCATTTAAAATTTAAAATTATAATAATCAGCTGATGCTGTTCGTGTAGCATAAGAGTATTGTGGTAATTGTGGTGTTGGTGATGGTACAATAACTGGTTGATATCTAAGATTGGCTGGTTTTAATGCAAACGCATATCCAGCTCTATCATAAAAAGAAGTATTTTCCATTAAGAAATTATCTACGAATTGATATCTCATAGCCACCATTTGGCAACCTGCTGCTCTACACAATAAACCACTAGGATTTGTTGGATTCGATCCTTTGTCTGGAATTACAATTGTCATACTGCGTTTATTATATTCAGTTAATTCATTTATATCAGGGTTATTTTTAATACCATAATATTCATATTCTCTCATAAAAATAGAATTACTTGTTAAATTAACAAATTCTAATAATTCTTTATTTTCCAAAAAAGCCGTATTACTTCTATCAACAATTAGTGCTACTTTATTTTGAAGTTGTAATAAAGGTACATTTCCTAAATTTTTGCCAATAGATTCATAACTATAATTTATACCTAACATAATATCTGTATTTGATTTGAAAATTTTTGCTAAATTTGAATACATACTTTGGTTATTACTTTTAAACCTTAAATGTATAAATAATGGATCAGTAGGATTAGGACATGTTCCTCCGGAAAAAGCATAATTTTTAATGGTATCCATTACATTAGCAAAATTAACGGAGTTAAATGTTTCTTTTACATGATAACTGTCAGAGGTACTGGTTGCTACAACCGGTTGATCATTAACAGAATATATTTCAAAATCAAGACAGCGAACACCATCTTTTAATACAGCCTTGAGATTACATACATTAACAAAATCATTTTTATAAGAACCTCCTGAACAAGCATTATATGCTGTTTTTATATAATAATCAAAAACATTACCGCTACAGTCAGGATCATTCTTAGAAATAGACCTAATATTTCCATTAACACTAGAATATAATGTATTCATATAGTTACATTCTCTTCCATCAAGTTTACTTAAATAAATCATGTAACCAATAAATATAATTAAAATAATAAAAATAAATGCCATAATCATATAACTTTGAAAGTTTTCATCCATATTTTTAATAGCAGCTAAATAATCATTTGAATTTGTAGACATCACTAATATATAATATTATTTTTAATTTTTAGAAATAATGAAATAAAATATGATGAAATAAAGAATTAAAAAATAATGATTATATATACCAGATATGGCAGGTGGCTTAATGAATCTAGTTTCTCAAGGACAACAAAATGTTATATTAAATGGAAATCCTTCAAAGACTTTTTGGAAAGTAACTTACAAAAAATATACAAATTTTGGAAAGCAAAATTTTCGTCTAGATTATGAAGGAACTCCACAACTTAATTTAACGACAGAATCAACATTTACATTTAAAGTAAAAAGATATGCTGATTTACTTATGGATTGCTATATATGTGTAACATTACCTAATATATGGTCTCCTATTTTTCCACCACAAGCATATGAGCAAAGTGATGGTTCGACACTATATTCTGATTGGGCACCTTATGAATTTCAATGGATAAAAAATTTAGGTGCACAAATAATTCAACAAATTACTATTAATTGTGGTAATCAACAACTACAGCAATATTCTGGACAATATATTTTAGCTTCAGCTCAAAGGGATTTTAGTGGCCAAAAATTAGCTTTATTTAATGAAATGATAGGAAATGTACCAGAATTAAATGATCCAGCAAATGTAGAACCACGTGTTAATGCTTATCCAAATGCTTTTTATACAACGAGTGCTGCTGGAGCACAACCATCAATTATGGGAAGAACATTATGGATTCCTTTGGGAGCATGGTTTAATTTGTCAACATATCAAGCATTTCCATTAGTTGCATTACAATATAATGAATTATGGATAAATGTAACATTTAGACCAATAAACCAATGGTTTACAATACGTGATGTTATGGATTATACAAATAATTTTCCAATAATAGCACCAAATTTTAATCAATATTATCAACAATTTTATAGATTTTTACAAACTCCACCAGATGAAGAATTGGGACCAAATTCATACACAGATACAAGAGTAAATTGGTTTGCTGATATAAATTTAAATTGTACATATTCTTTTTTATCTGATGATGAATCAAAAATATTTGCTAAAAATGAACAAAAATATTTAATAAAACAGGTTTATGAGAAATCATTTTATAATATAACCGGACAAAACAGAATAGATTTAGATTCGTTAGGAATGGTAATTAGTTGGATGTTTTATTTTCAACGCAGTGACGTAAATTTAAGAAACCAATGGTCAAATTATACAAATTGGCCTTATGAATATATGCCTCAAGATGTGACTCCAGCATCAACTGCTGGTGATTATCCTAATCCAGATCCAGGTGGTCCCGCTACATTGGGTCCAGGTTTAGAACCAAATGGTGCTTTATCTGGATTGTATTTATCTGGAGTTTATAATCCTCAAAATATAAAATATATATTAGTAGCATTAGGAATATTACTTGATGGACAATATAGAGAAAATATTTTACCATCAGGTGTTTATAATTTTGTAGAAAAATATGTAAGAACAGCAGGATTTGCTCCTCCTGGATTATATTGTTATAATTTTTGTTTAAATACTGATCCTTTTGTAATACAACCATCTGGTGCTATGAATATGAGTAGATTCACAAATATACAGTTTGAATTTACGACTATATCACCTCCAGCAGATCCATATGCACAAGTATTAACAATTTGTGATCCAAATACTGGTGATATAGTAGGAATAAATAAGCCAACATGGAGAATTTATGGGTACAATTATAATATGTATTTAATGGAAGAGAGAGTAAATATGGTAATATTTGTTGGAGGAAATGCTGGTTTATTGTATGCTACTTAAACATATTCTTTAAATATATTTATTAAATAATATATTTAAACTACTTAAAGAAAAACCCTATTTTTACTACAACCATGTAGTATAATCCTAGAAATTTTCAAAAAGTCGTGAAGGTAAAAAAATTTTTTTGCAAATGGAAAAGTATTTTGACTTTTTAAAAATGGACATTTTTGGGAAAAAAAAATGTCCAAAAAAAAAAAGCTTGGATATTTTACCGACTTTGGAATTCATCCTTACCATATTTTAAAATTAGCATGTGGTGACCAAAAAAATAATTTTCATTTTGTTACGATAAAATTTTTATTGATTTCTTTAAAAGGGATTTAGGAACTTTTTATATAGGAACTATATAGGAATGGTTCCTTACGAAGAAAGTTCCAAAAAGTTCCATTGTAAAACATGTAACTATAATACGTCACGAAAAAGTCAATATGAGAGACATTTATTAACAGATAAACATTGTAGGCTACAAAATCCTACATCAAAAAAGTTCCAAATTGACAAAATTTATGAATGTGATTGTGGTAAAGCATATAAGCATTCATCGACATTATATACTCATAAAAAACTTTGTGTTTTTATTGATACTAGTAAAATTACTTCACATAAAATCGAAGATAGTGAGATTAAAATGCTCACAAATTTAGTGTTAGAAGTTGTTAAACAAAACAATGAGACACAAAAACAAAATCAAGAGCTTACTAATAAGATAGTCGAGATATGTAAAGTAAGCAATAATAATACTCTCATTAATAATAACTCAAATAATACTAATAATACTAATAATACTTTTAATCTAAATATGTTTTTAAATGAGACATGTAAAGATGCCATGAATATAATGGATTTTGTTGATTCACTTAAACTTCAGTTATCTGATTTAGAAGAAGTTGGAAAACTTGGATTTGTAGAAGGAATTTCAAACATAATTGTTAAAAATTTAAAAGCTCTAGATGTTACAGAACGTCCTATTCATTGTGCAGATAAAAAGAGAGAAATAATTTATGTAAAAGATGATAATAAATGGGAAAAGGAAAATGACCAAAAATTAAAAATAAGACGTGCTATTAAAAAGGTTGCCTATAAAAATGAAAAATTATTATCTGTTTTTAAAGAAAAACATCCTGGTTGTCACTATAGTGAATCACAATACTCAGATCAATATAGCAAATTAGTTATCGAAGCTTTAGGAGGTAATAACACTAATGATTTTGATAATGAAAACAAAATAATTAGAAGAATAGCGAAAGAAGTAGTTATTAATAAATCTAAAAATTAGATGGCAATGGGCCATCACCTATAAATTCGCCTGTTATACTATACATAGGTGGATATTTTGGCATATATTCAAGTTGATTAGGTTTATAACGTTTATTAAAAAGTTTCTCTCCAGCATTGAATGAAGACATCCATGTATTTACACCAAAATTTGGTTGTGCTGGTTTTCCATACATGTTATTTGTTATTACTCTTTTTTGAGTTCCATAACCACTTGTTAAATTTGAATATTGTGGAGTTACTCCTGTTGTTAATTTTCCAGCATCATTATCACCTGGAATACAGTCTTTTGTTTTTTTTAAAGGAGGCACATATGGTTGACAACCAGGACAATCTATATCGGTAAAACATTGTTGACCAGTAATAGCACATCTTGAAGTTGGCGAACAGAAATTTTTACAACTATATGTTGTTGTTAATGGTAGATCTACTGTATGACTTGTTGAACTATCATATTTTTCATCTATAATATTATTTGTAAAACACTCTACAATATAATCTTGAGATGTTAAATAATGTATAGTTTTGAATATAATTAATAATAAAATAACAGCTATTATTACCAAACTTATTCTTAAGGGACTTAATTTCATATAATAAATTGATATTAAATTTTTCAATGTTAACTATTTAACGAATTATTTTATATCAATTAAATATAAGTAATGTCTGATAATACAAATGATACAAGTGCTATAGATGATAAAAAAATTAAAGATTTATCATCATCTTCGGCAAATTTAACATCAAATATAAGTGGTTTTATGCTTTCATTAATTATAGCAATAATCATTGTTATAGGATATTTTTCAAGTAGTGGCTTAATATTATATTTATGTAAGTTAGCTCAATCAAATATTTTACCAACTGAAACAGATTGTTTTCCATATACAGATAATAATCCAACAATTACTCCAATTAAAACTAATATTTTTACAACATTTACAGATCCTGAAATGTCAATGAAATTAGAATTTCCTTATGATAATTATAATTCTAAAAATAAAGTTCTTGAAATGTTTAGAAAATATAAATATAAACCATCATCAAATTTTTTAGCAAATTATTTTATATCAATTATTGAACAATTAATAAACTTTAATTATTCATCAATAAATACTGTTATGAATGCTTTAAATGCTATACCTGAAATAATTCTTGTAGCTATTGGACCTATAATTGTTGGATTTTTATTTGGTATTATGTTAATAATTAATTTTATTTATACAATTTATTTATGGTTTGTGAATATGTCTTGGTTCTTTAAAACAAATACAAATGATACAGGAGACGGACTACCAAAATGGGAAGACATTTCATTAACCACTCCAGTTGATTGGGGAATAGGTTTTGGTTTAGTTATTTTATTTGTAATTTTATTTTTTATTGGTGGAGGTCTTGTATTATCTGTTTTGCCATTTATAGTATTATTATTCTGTGGTTTAACGAGTCTTATGTATAATAGTTTATTAAATGGAAAAAAAGCAACAGCACTTACAATAATTAAAGAAGTTTTAAAAT